TGAATAACCTTGGCCGCAGTCATATCTACCTCAACAGCATCGCCGTTAAAGGACCACGCTCCGCGAAAAGTACGATCCGCTGGAACGGTGAGAGAAGACGCCTCACGAACATCTCCGTTAATATTGATGTAAGTTGTCATTGTGCAATTCTCCATGCATTTCTAAAGGAGCGGTCCGAAGGGATCATCTCCACAGGGACAATCTTCATAATCGTCCGGTTTCCATTGTAATCCCGCCACACGGCGGGGTCTATATCTTTCATCACCAGATACTCAACCGCCTCTTCTTCGCTCATAGCGCCGATAGGCTCCGCATATGGATGCTCTTTGGGCTGTCCATCTGGGACCAAACGGTCCCGCTGGTAGGAATCAATGGGCGGCAATACGTTGCCAGCCAGAGCCGCAGCCATCCAGTTGGGATCAGGCACAAGCACCTTGGCTGCTTCATCTGGTGTGGCTGGGTCTTCAAACAGCACACGATACTTAGACTGCACGGGTGCAAGGCGTGACTTAGCTTCCGCTAGACGATCCCAGAGGTGGCCGTGTGTCATGCTAGGTCTCCGTGAATTACACTCCATAGATAATCAGGATCAACGTATGCAGATGCACTTTCATTAAAAGAAGCTAATTCTGAAAAAGAAGTAGAAGGGTCTGAGTAGTTTGTGTTTCCACCATTGTAAAAAACTCTTATGCTAGTGTCCCACTTTCCACCAAAAGCGATTGAATAATTTGCGTTTCCCATATCAGAAGTATAATTAATTCTGAAATCTCCAGTACTATTATCAACTAAACTAGCGACATTTAAGCTGTCACGTACAGCAGAAGATGCTCCATTAATATTTACCCAAGCCGCCGCAACGCCTGACACCGCACGACTAGCTGTTTCACCCGTGGCTTTGATGTTTGTGACCGTTATCGTACTCATGCTAAGTCTCCTTTAAAACATACAGATGCAAATGGATCATCTGAAACACCGCCACCAAAAGTTCTTATAATTGTTCTATACTTGCTTACACTGGATGCCCCCGGATCAGGCTCTCCAACAGTTAAGTCAGTTGTTGAACTGCCTGTGTAGCAACCCAGTTTACTCGCCATCGAACTTGTATAGTTGGCCTCATATACACCCACCTGAACATCAGTTGCACTCGAGACATTTGAAGAGCTTAATACTGTAATCGTTGCTGATCCATCTATTAACGCCCAAGCCTTCGCAGACCCATTAAGGACATAGCTTGTGCCGACCGTATCGGTGCCATCGGTGATGTTGGAAACGTTTATCGTACTCATGCTAGGTCTCCAATCACAATACCTGTATTAAGGTTGGTGTCTATCATAGTTCCCGCTGCGTTTCGTGACCTTCCCCCAATAAAACTTACATCTCTTGTGGCAACACCGTTTTCATTCGCATTATTACCCACGACTTGAGAAAGGTCCGTTGTGCTAGCAAAATTATTTGTAAAGTTTACTGTATAATTTCCTGTGGAGTTATCCGTAAAACTGCTTACGTTAAAAGAGCCAATTATGACGTTGGAAACCTGATCAACATCATAATAAGTCTTAACAGCACTCTGCTTCGTCAGCGTAATAGGCCCAGTACCAGCCGCATCGCTTATCGTCGTTGCTCTTATCTCAGACAATGCTCAAGTTCCCCCCTGATGTGACGGTGATAGTAACGCCAGATGCCACGGCCAAGGGGCCGACAGCTACAGCGTTCTCAGTCGCGTCAATCGTTACATTTGTATTCAAGGTCTGCTCGTGCGCCCTGAAAATATCACCCGCAGCCGCAGAAGCACCAATCGTGCCGCGCTCGCCTTTATAACGACCGCCATTGCTAATCGTATCTGCGTCCGCTGTATACAAAACCACATCCAACGTGTCGCTTGTTGAAGCGCCAGAGGTTAAAACAATTTGAGTACCCCCGGATGTGGTGAAATCAGTGCCATAAACTAGCTTCACGCCGTTTAGAAATACATCTAAAAACTTATCCACAAATCCAATCGTGGTAAATGTGGTCTGTCCCGAAGTCGCCACAAAAGTCTGACGCGTCTGCGTGGACTGTGGGGCCGGGATTGTGCCAATATAACCAGACATTATAGAGCTCCTATGATGAACGCCAGTAGCTCGCTGTAGCGAACCCCAAGCCTAGTGCGCTCTGTGGCACCTTCTGGCGCTTCTTCTTGTGTGTCATATGTATCGGTGCGGGTGTAGGCATCAACGGCTTCTACAGCCTCAGTGACTACGTTACCGTCTTCGTCAAGCACCTCTGCCACAGCTTCTACCGCTGGCACCTCAACGTCATGCTCCCACCAAGTGTTTGACATAAACATCGCATAACGTCCCGCATCCAAGCCTTCTGCGGCAAATGCTGCTTGTAAATCTTGCGCAATGATACCGCAGTGAATACGGGCATCGTCACCCTTTTCCTCAACGGCAGACTTCCAGCGCCATGCTTTAAGCAAGCCTTTGCAGGCTACAGCGACACGTTGCTCTGCTTCAGTCAAGTCACGGATGTCTTGCTTGTCGTTGCGGTCAGATGTTTGGATTGTACCATTGGTAGCGTAGATGTCATCAAAGCGGATTGAAGAAAACCCAAGATCAATAATGTTATCAGCAGAAGCATTAGTAACAACATTCCAAGGCTGAATTGAATTGTTTGCACGGTCAAAGCGAAGGCCAGCAGCAGTTCCACCTGACCCTGTGTTGCCACTACCAATAATAGGTTGAGCAGAAGAGCCACCAACCCCAATACTCCCCACAGTGGAGCCGTTTTTGCGGAACTGCACAATGTCGCCGTCTGTTGACTGACGATTGAAGTATGCAACAGTACCCTGAGACCTACTAACAGCAAGAAAAGAGCCTCTCATGTAGCTGAATTGTTCTTGTGAACTGCCATCTTGGTGGTTTGTTGTACTGCCGCCCACCAGCAAGTTACCGCTCGCATCGATGCGCATGGCTTCTGACGCTAATTGTGATCCAGAAGATGCATCTCCATATCGAAACATCATTGCTGAGCCGTCAACTTGAATACCAAAGTCTATGGCAGGGCCGCCAGAAATATCTTGGAAAATTAACGCAGGGGTATATGACTCAATGTGAATAGTGTAATCATCTACTGATGCTGTACTATCGAAAACGTGAAGTTTACTGTTACTAGCGGCAATGCCACCAATCCCAACATTTTCTGAGCTATCTATGGTTATAGCTGTGGCATTAGCGTTATCGTCAATGCCTTGCGAGGTAAACGCACCACCTACATCCAGCGCACCGCCAATGTCAGCATCCCCGCCAACAGTCGCAGCCGTGGTGCTTAATAAAACCGCCTTGGTTCCAACATAACCCGCCATTAGGTTTGCTCCAGTACGCTCAAAATCACATCCGCAGAAGATGCTGTGTCAGATGTTACCACAACAGTGTCCGTTGTCTCTAGGATTATTTTGCCATCCAAAACCGATAAGCCGCTGCCCGTAGGAATCGGCGCGTCCTTAACAACATAGGCTCCCGCGCACTGGACATCTATTAGAATCTGAGCCGAAGTCCGGTTAGCCACCGTCAACCCAATCGTTACCGCCGTTGTTGAGGACGGAACCGTGTAAACAGTAGTCGCTCCAGTTCCTACCGAAGTAGACGTATAGTTTTTAAATATGTTTGCCATCTAAGCAATCCTTTATCCAAGTGCGATAGCCAACGCTAGCGCAGTGCCAGCTTGGTCTACATCAAGATTTGTTCGTGCCGCCGCCGCAGTAGAAGCGCCTGTACCACCATCCGCAACCGCAAGATCAGTAATACCCGTAATGCTTCCGCCCGTAGCGGTAATGTTTGTAAATGTGCCCGCCGCCGCGCTGTTGGCTCCAATCACAGTACCATCTATTGAACCGCCATTAATATCAATCGTAGTGACGGTGCCTAAGTTCGACCATGTTCCCGTTAAAGAACCGCCGCCCGTAGCGTTCAAACTTGTGAATGTACCCGCCGCCGCTGTTGACCCACCAATAACCGCGCCATCCACAGTGCCGCCGTTGATATCCGCAGTGGTCAAAACCGCTGAACTAAACGTCACAACCCCAGTGCTGTTGGCAATCGAACCCGCCGCAGTACCGTCTTTGGCCTTGATGTTCGTGACCTCAAGGTTGGTTAAATCTGCGGTAGTCGTAGCAACCGTTGAAGGCAAGCTAACTGTAAGAGTTTGACCAGATGCAGACGTTACGATCTGGTTGGCAGTGCCGCTAATATCAAGGGTCTGACTGTCCAGATCAATCGAACCTGTACCGCTATCCCCCTGAAAATCTAAATCTTGCGCCGTGACCTGAGAATCAACATACGCCTTAATAGATTGTTGAGTAGCCAGCTTTGTGGCGCTGTTAGACGCCATGTTGTCTTCGTCTTTAATGCCCGTAACAGTTGCCCCGTCACCCGCAATATTCAAGCTCGTATCCGCAACAAGCGTTGTAAACGTACCCGCCGCAGAGGAAGCGCCGCCAATCACAGAGCCGTCTATGGTGCCGCCGTTAATATCTACTGTCGTTACAGTGCCTAAGTTGGACCACGTTCCTGTCAACGACCCACCACCATTAGCGGTTAGGCTCGTAAATGCCCCCGTCCCAGCGGAAGATGCCCCAATATTAGTGCCGTCAATCGCACCACCGTTAATATCAACAGTTGACGCGGTTAATGTCGAGATTGTCACCGCATTGGGAAGACCCACCGTAATGGTCTGGCCCGAAGCCGCAGTTTCAATTTCATTAGTGGTGCCCGCAACCGTAAACGTCTGACTGTCTAAATCAACAGACCCCGTTCCACCATCACCCGCGATATCCAAATCTTGGGCCGTTACTTGACTGTCTACATAAGCCTTGATCGACTGTTGCGTAGCCAGCTTTGTAGCACTGTTGGAAGACATGTTGTCTTCATCTAAAACACCATTGACGGTGGTCGAACTAGCAATGTTTACGCTTGTGCCTACCGTCAAAGTGGTGCCTATCGCTGCGGCACCCACAACATTTAAGGCGTCAAAGTGAGCGTTGTTGAATACGTTTGCCGCAACCGATCCTGATCCAGACCCGTTAAAAAACACAACCGCAGTTTTCCCCGCAGGAACTTCGTAATCATTTGAAGCGTTGTATGTACCCTGAAACAACAAGATGCTGCGCGAACCCGATAGGTTATTGCGCACATAAACAATTTTTTCGGAATCGCTTGGGGTAAGCTGCACATACGCCGTGCCTCCCAAGTCTCCACCATCGCCAAAAATAACCAAGCGATTACGCCCGTTGGACGCTGCGCCGTCTGTAATAGGCAAGCCGTTTGGAGAACCTGACGATCCCGTTGCAGCCAGAGTTATCGAAACCTGACCGTCCAATGCGGTATCGATCAGACTCAAGTTTGTATTGGTAGTGTCACCCCATGTACCGGATTGTTCGCCTGTGGCGATAATCTCAATACCGTTGTTTAAAGTATATGTACTAGGCATTTAATTGTCCTATGCTGCTATGTCATCCCAGTTTGGAGTCTGAGACGGTGTTTCGTCGCTCCAAGATGGGGTGGAAGATGGTGTGGTTTCAGTATAACCCGGATTTTGATTTGGAGCAATCCTTCCCCAAACTAACACTGGAGTTATTTCCCCAGTGGCCGAAACGCCTGTTGGAAATACGGTGCATCCAATAATAAAGTCAGCGATCTGACCTACTTGTCCAGTGGCGCTTACCCCTGTTACCGGAACCTCCGTAACAAGGTCTACAGTTACCGAACCAACTGAGCCTGTAGCTTCGACCCCCGTTACCGGAACAGATGTAACGCCCGTGACAGTTACATCCCCAACCGCTCCTGTCGCCGCAACACCCGTAACGTCTACATCTAGCGATAAATCAACAGTGGCTGCGCCAACCGCACCCGTGGCGGCAACGCCCGTAACATTAGTGATGGATCCCGTTACAACCTCAATAGATCCTACCGACCCCGTTGCCTGCAATCCAGTGACTGGAGTTGTAGCTTGCGCCACTACTGTAACAGAACCAACTGTACCCGTGGCGGCAACGCCCGTAACATTTACCGTTGTGACATTATCAACAGTGACCGATCCAACTGATCCTGTCGCAGACACACCCGTAACATTTACAACTTCGTTTTCGTCAACGGTGACTGAACCAACGGCTCCGGTGGCCGAAACGCCAGTGACTGAAACATTTCCCGCCGCATCGACCGTAACCGAACCAACGGCTCCGGTGGCTTCAAGCCCCGTGGTTGGGACAACAGAGGTTCCCGTGGTCGTTGCCTGACCAACCTGACCCGTTGCCGAAACGCCTGTTGGAGAGATGTCGGCTTTTGCAACTACCGTAACCGAACCACTGCCTGCGGTGGCCGATACACCCGTAACAACCGCGTCAATGCTAATGGATGCGGTGGCGTCACCAACCTGACCTGTGCCCGCCACGCCCGTAACCGGAACGGCTACACCTTGTAAAACCCCAGCCTGACCAACTTGTCCCGTTGCCGAAACGCCCGTAACGGAAACATCCGCCGCAGCCGCCGCAGTAACTGCGCCTACAACTCCAGTAGCCGAAAGGCCCGTAACGTCGGTGATGGCTACCGCCGTAACAGTAACAGTGCCGACTCCACCTGTTGCTTCTAAGCCTGTAACAGGAACTATGCCCTGACCAGTAGCCTGCGCAGTTCCTACCTGACCAGTAGCCGCGAGTCCTGTAACCGATACATTAGCGTTAGCTGCAACTGTAGCGGAGCCAACTTGTCCTGTACCCGCCAGACCCGTTGGAGATACCGAAGCATCCCCAATAACAGTAGCAGAACCGACGCCACCCGCAGAAGATACCCCCGTAACAGAAACGCCCGCTGCACCAACTACAGTGACCGAGCCAACACCTCCTGTGGAGGAAACACCCGTAACAGAAACGCCCGCATCCGCCGTAACAGAAACAGAGCCAACATTTCCTGTGGAGGAAACACCCGTAACAGAAACATTCGCAGCCGCCGAAGCGACCGCAGTTCCAACCTGACCCGTAGCAGATACACCTGTTGGGAAAACATTCGCTTCTGTTGTTATAGAAACAGAGCCAACATTTCCTGTGGCCTCGACTCCAGTAACAGGCACATCACTTGCGCCCGCTACCGTTACCGATCCGACCTGTCCTGTAGCAGATACACCCGTAACTGTTACAGTAAGAGGGCTACTCCAAGCCCCTTCAGACCATGTGCCTCGACCCCAACCTGCAATAAGTGCCATTTCGGTCGCCTAAATGGTTTAGGCTATGCGAATAATAGCGTTACTCGAATCAGCAGTTGGGAAGACGATTGTGAAATCACCCGCTGTAGACGTTTTGTCTCCACCGAAATCCAACACAACGACTGTCGGATTCGTCAAAGAAATCGAAGTCGTGTTTGGAGTGGTGTTGTAGATCAACGCACCACGAGCAGTTATCGTCGCAGTCGAAAAGGTCAGATCAGAAAAATCTGTCAACGCTGTCGTGCCCGAAGAAGTAGGATCCACGTTTGTAAGCGTTCCGCCGCCTGCGCTATAACCAGTGCCACTAACTTCGTTAGAGGTGGTATACGCAGTAGTTGCCGCGTTAAAAGATGCGCTGTTTGTGTACAACGCTAGCTTCAGTGTATCCGCACCGTTCGCTAAGTCGTGGGCACCATACAAGAGTTCTTTCTTGAATGAGGTGCACATAAAATTGCCGCTAAAGGCCATATCACAGTCTCCTTATAAGTTCCGCAAGTTCTGGGTGCCCTGCGTCTGTAATTGCATTATATACCGTAGTTCTGTCACTTTTGATAGCTTCCCGTAAATAAAACTCTACGAGCTTAACAATCCGCTTTTTAAAAGCATGTGCTTGAGCCTGTATCGCTGGGTGCGCTTCCTCAGAAACAGAAATAATTTTATCCGCACACCGCTCTGCGACTTCTTCAGGAGAAAATCCCCGGCCTTGAGTGGTGTGTACCTCAATGCCAAAATCGTTTGTCATCTCTAATTGCGGTATCATGATCTAGGTTTCCTGATCGTACCGTAGCGATATTCGTCCATAGTTTCTTGTGCCTCTCCCAAGTTTTTCAAACGAGAAATCCCTTCCATATACCTTTGATTATACATCTGCATAAGATTAGGATCACCTTTCATAAACGTATACGCCTCAATTAAAGAACCATACAATAACGAGATCTCGGCGTTTTCACTCAACCAACTTGTTCCGCTATCTGCACCCGCTGTCAAAGACGTTGGTCGATACAAATAATGTATGTCTACAGTGTAGTTAGCGTCAGGGCTTGGAGCCAAAATAAAGTTGTCAACGTCAAATTGAGCATAGTATTTTGGCTGTCCCGTTGTCGTCGGGTCTGGCGTATACGTCTGAACAAAGTCTAAATCCTTAAACAACAAAAATTCTGCATCGCCGCCAACATCTATACTTAATGAAAACGGAGCTAAAAAGTCCGTAGGCGCAGCTAGATACTGATTCCCTGTCGTCATGTTGCCAAACTGATTCTTTTGAAACAGATTTAACTGCACACTTTTAAGTATACGCTCTTCCGTCAACCGTATGAACAACGGAATGTTGTTCACAAAAGTCGTCTCGTCATTTTCGGTATAGTCCTGAACGGCTTGCTTCAGTTCACCATATGTCATTGTCATGTTGTCACCGTTACCGTGCCCACTGAACCTATAGCCACTAAATTATTCGGCGGCGACAGTCCCTCAATCTCGTTAAATCCTACAGGATTCCACCCGTATTGTGTAGCCCTTTGCTCGGTCAAGCCGCTTTCCGGTCTGGGATTGCGTAACGCCTGCGGATCAGGAGACGCCTTCGGAGGAAACAACTGAGGGTGCTTAGGCTCAAACTCATCAGGACCAACCTTCGCACCTGTCCACTCCACCTTCATTTCCCGAAGACGGTAACGACGGCCCGACCTGTCCGATATCCCCCATGCGTGTTTGCCCGAAGCGTATGCCATTATACCCTCAAGTATCTCATGCTAGGCTGCAACTTCAACGGAACCCGATCCTCATCTTCATCCGCTGCACGTTGGAACTCTTCCTCATACACCGATTTTAAAAGCTGGATCCGATCAGGCGCTCGTTTCATCGCAAGATAGTAAGCAAGACCAGCAACCATACAAGGATAAAACCTAAAAGGCATGTCAGTAGTGTTGACAAGAGTATCCGCGTCCTCAATCCGCTGCACATAGTAGTAAATGATTTGATCCGTGGAGTTCTCAGGAACAGCCCAAAGATTAATTACGGGGCTAATCTGACGATTAAACCAGAACTGGCTAGGGCGACCCTGTGTAGTCTTGTTCGGTAGAGTAACATAGTCCCCTCGACTAATCCGCTCCACCTCATAGTCAGTGTTGCCCCGACGAAGCACAATCTCCAACACATCAACAACATCAGGCAACAACGTTTCCTGAGCCTGACCTTGGGTAAGGGTTATCGTGCCCTGCTCCACAGTCCACATGTTAATGCCACGATTTGCC